GTTCTTCGGCGCTCACCAGCGGCCCCCGAACCTGATTGCAGCCCAACTGAACACCAGCGTGAAGATGGCGACCGCCGCCATCACATCAAGGTTGCGTGTACTCATCGTGCGTCTCCTTCGTGCCGGGAGCAGGGGGTGGGCCGTGGTGGCGACCCACCCCCCTGACCGCTCCCACAGCGGTCCCCCTGACGGGTGTCAGGAGGCAGGGTCCGGGCCGGAGGCTTCCCCTCCATCCGACCCGGATGTCTTCTCGTTGCACCAGCCGTAGCAGTAGAAACGACCGTCCTCAAACAGTTCCTCGCCTCCGCACCTTGGACAGGTGCCGATAGCGCCGGTCGTGACAGTCCGGTCAATCATGCGGTGTGGCACACGACGCAGGCACGGAACTCTGCCTCGTCCTTCGTGAGGTGCGTCCAGCGGATGCCGTCTCGGTCGATGTTCGCAGGGGGCCGTCCGGCCTTGGCCTGCTCGCCAGTCAGGTGTGCCTTGCACATCGTCTTGCGGTCGGTGTCGTTGCTGATGTAGAGCGCAGGCATCTTCCTGCTCCTTCCGGTGTTGGTGGCGACCTCCGGGTCGGAGGCCGGTCGAACGGTGATGCGTCCTTCGTGGCACTTGCAGGTGCAGTTGAACCACGGCTCGTTCTCACGGTCCACACAGAGCTGGTGTAGTCCGTGGAATCGGTTGGGTGCCTTGTCGCAGGCCCATGACTTGCGTGGGCCGTTGAGTCCGTGCTTGACGATGATTGCGTCGGTCACGGAACGGATCGGGGAGTCGTACATCGTCACATCGTCTCCGCGATAGCGAGCGCGTCCTTGAGGAGACGGCTTGTCGCGAGCCAGTCGCCCATCTCAACGAGCGGGTCACCGTAGTGACGACGAATCGCGTAGCGTTCGCACCCGCACGACCAGTCCTCGCACTCGCGGCTGATTGCGAAATCGCCTATCGTGTAAAGACCCGGAGCGTGTCGCGTCGCCTTCATGTTCATCTTGCCGCCTCCTGTCTCGCCTTGCCCCGGCCCCTTGCCGGTAAGGCGAGATTAGCCTAATCGCCGGAACCGCGTCAACTGTCCTGACCGGTCAGCCGGGATGCCATGAAACCGCGTTTCCGCGCCTCTACAGGCCACCTGTGGATAGCAGCATGGCAAGGGCCGCAGCAGCCCAGCAGGTTCGACAGCCGATGAGGGTCCGGCCCACCCCGACCGGCCCGATGATGCACCTGCTCGCACCGGCCCGTGCAGTCCCACCCCCAGCCGACCTCGCAGCCGCCATCAGCCCGATCCCACACCGCCGACCGGGCCGCACCATACGAAGCGTCACGCCGACGGCGACGCGCCGACACCGGCCTCAACCAAGCAACTCGTCAAAATGCAGTTCGATGCGCCGCAGCTCACGGGCAAAAGCATCCACCTCACGCTCCGACACCTGCGTCCCACCAGCCCGGTCGAACTCCTCAATCAGAGCATCCACCGCACGCAAATCGAACCGGCGCGACAGTTCACCACACTCATCACAGATGAAGAACACCACCGGACGCTCAACCCGGATGAGCGAGATAGGCAGCATGATCATCTCCTCGCAGCCGTGGCAAAACAACTGCGCCATGTACTCGTGCCGGGTGTTCATCGCAACTGCACCTCTGCCTTATGGGCCGACAGCAGCGACATGATAAGGGTCAGTTGGATGCCTCGCGCTTTCACCGCCTGCGAGGCAACCGACCGTTCGCTATCAGCAAGGTCGCGTTCCGTTCGGAGGTCGGCAGTCTCGGCATCCACCCATGCTTGACGGGCCGGTGAGATTCCATCGGGAGCCTGCAACCATGCGACCGCGATTGCTTTGCGGTAGGCGTTCTCCGCATGAGCGAGACGGATGGAGGATTCTCGCAGCACCTTGAGGCCGTTGTCCAGCAGGTCGGATAGGCGGCGTGATTCGACAGTCAGCTCGGGAAGGTTCACAGGAGTCTCGGGGGTTCGGCGGCTGCCTGCTGCTGCGCCCATGCGACCCGTGCTTCGATGATCGGCAGGTACTCGTCGGTCATCTCGCAGCCGATGGTGTTGAACCCTTCAAGGATGGCGGCGACGAGGGTGGTGCCGGAACCTGCGAACGGGTCAAGGACGGTGCCGCCGGGTGGGGTGACCAGCCGGACAAGATGCCGCATGAGCGCGACAGGCTTCACGGTCGGATGGACATTGGACTTCGGTGCAGTCTGCTTGCCATCCAGCGATGCATCGCGCCGGAACTCGTAACTGCCAGCGCCTTCCTGCTTCGGCAGCCCGTCGAGTCCGGCGTTCCGTTCCTTCCGTGACGGCTTCGCCTGATACACGAACGGCCAGTCATCGTCAGACCAGTCAGCCTGCGTGAAGAACCGGGACGCACCACCCGTCTCATTCGCATAAGTATTGCTGCGCCTTGTTTTGCCCGTCTTAGCAGTCCCACCGAACGGTGCCCACGGACCCTCAGGCCTGCTCAGACTGTTGGTGTATTCGCCTGCGCTCGGTCGTTCGCCGCCTTGCCGGTCTAGTGCTTCTCCTGCCGTCCGGTCGAACACCACATTCGCAGGCCAACGGCCCGCATTCAGCCTGTCCACCTCATGTCCCGTAGTGAAAGCCCCCTGAGGCGACAAACTGCCACCGCCATCGCCGCGTGTCGTCCCGCCGTCCGTCCCGACCCGGCAGCCGTCGATGTTCAGCCCACCCGTCCCCCACTCCAACACATTCGCCGCCACCGTCCCCGACAACGGCTTACGCGCCACCACCACCGGCTCATGAGCAGGCTTCAACGCCGTACCCCAACCCTCCCAACGACGAGCCTCATCCGTCGCCGGCGCGGTCACGTTCATCTCCTTGCTGCTGCTATCACCTCCATACACCGGACCCGCAAAGGAATGTCCGACCGGCACATCACGCTGCCCCACCACCTCACGCTCTGCCTCGACACGCGCAATTAACTCGTCCACCCACTCCGGCACCTCACCACAATGAGGACGGATAACAGCCCACATTTCAGCAGTCGGAATTGCAGGTTGCGACTTCGCGGCGATGTAGTGCCCGCCCATGTTCGTACCCGTCAACTCATCAAGGCGACGCGCCGTCAATCCTGTCATCCGCATCCATCCGGTGAACTTGAGCGCACGACCACCCTCGCCGTTCACCTTGTCTATCGCCTTCGACACATCCAGCGACTTCGGGAACCCCGACCCGTACACCCAATGGATGCTGTCCCTGATCTCGAACCCGGCGTCCTCGATAGCGCACGCCATCCGGTGGTAGGTCCGCGTCCCACCGAACGCCAACAGATGACCACCCGGCTTCAACACACGCAACGCCTCGGCCCACATCGTCACCGAGTATGCGATGCCAGCGCCGTCCCACGCCTTGCCCATGAACCCCAACTCGTACGGCGGATCGGTCACGATCGCGTCCACCGAAGAGTCCGGCATGGACCGCATCAACTCCACACAGTCCCCGTGCAGCACCTCAACCATCACGCTTCGCCAATGCCTTGTCCAAGAAGTACGACGGACTCCAAAGATGCAGGCCCAGCCCGATCCTCATGGCGGCACGCTTGAACGCATCGCTCGCAGCGACCTTGAGGTTGGAGCCGTTGTTCGGGCCGGGATGCTCCACATCGCCAGCCTCAACGATGGTGACCTCGCGCCCGTCGATGGTGACCGTGAGCCGCCCGGTGCAACCGACCAGCGTCCCGTCAGGGTTCGTCACCGTCGTCACAATCTCCCAAGAGAAAGGGCCGACGCATTCAAGCAGCCGTTCGTTGATAGTCGCGTGCCCGACGAAATCGGCAGCGAACTTCCCACCGGGCTTCTGCTTGACGAGCGATTCAGGGAAGCGTCGTGCCAGCTCCGACAGTTGGCTCACAGTTCCACCGCCTTCAACGCCTTGTCTCCGTTCTTCCAATGCCATGCGGTCAGCAGACCACGGAACGCACCGTACGACGCGGCCCGATCCTCCACCTCAACCGACACCCACTTTCCCTTCGGCTGAATGGAGATAGCAACGAGCCGGTCGTACGACGACCATGCAGCCTTACCGTCAGCGGTCGTCCTCGCAGCGTCAAGCGCAGACAGTTGCAGGGCGACCTCCGGGTACGGGCCGGACGCACCCGTCTTGAAATCGACCAGCCAATCCTCCCACGCATCGTCTGCGTGATGCCAACGGAGGTGAGCATCGTAGGTGCCTGCGTAGCCGTCCCCGAAAACGGTCTGTTCCGACGCGATGAGACGGATGTTTTCCCGGTCGAACCATGCGAGGACCGACTCTGCCGCTGCCCGGTACTCGGCAGCCTGACCTGCAAGGTCGGGGAGGTCTTCGCCCTTCAGTCCTGCTTCCATGAACTCGTGGATGGTGGTGCCGCGTGCAGCCGACCTACCTGACGAGCGCCACGGAGCGCCGCGAAGGATGTCGATGGCCTCGTCGCGGCCCAGCCCTGACAGGCTGTTCCTCATGTCCCACGCCTGCTCCGCGACAACGCGAGCCGACCAGCGGCTCAAAGCAGGCTTGTCCAACACACCGCAGATGTTCGTCACGCTTGGCAGCAGTTCGCCAGTCACAGGATGCTCGTAGTGCCGCCCCTTGCCCCTCACATTCGTTGCCAGCGCAGGTGTGGTCATGTCGTCTCCTACTCGTCGGTCGATGCTTGCCGTTCCAGCCGTTCGTACTCTGCGATGGTCGCTTCCAGCAGACGCACATCCTGCCGTAGAGCTGCGACAGTCGCCTCTGCCTTCACCAACTGGGCGCGCATCCGATCCATGTCGGCCTGCATATCGGCGCGTGCTGCCCGTTCGATGACGGCAGACTCGCGGCGCGACTCCGATTCCATCGGGCTGTACTCCATCTAGCCCTCCTCAATCCATGCTCTGACGGATTCGTGGGAGATGGCAAGGCCGGTCAGGTCGTAGAGTTCCGACGAGATGCCACGCAGCGTGATGCCGTCGTGGCGGCGTGCCATCAGGTAGGACATCAGGTTTCCGTGCTTCGTGCGCTCTTGGATGAGCAGTTCGACAGCGTCGCGCAGCCTCGCCATGTTCCCTCCGAAAGATGTGGTGGGGGGGAGAAGGGGATGCTCAAGCCTTTCCGGGGAGACGGGCCGTAGGGCGAGCCTCCCCCCCACCAAGCGTCATCCTACCTGACCGGGACGACATCCCCAAACCGCAAACAGGATCGGTGTCAGCGCCCGAACGACCTGCTCCTCCTGCTCCTGCGACAGCATCGCCGGAAGGGGTGTCTGCGCCCACGCCGCATGAATCGTTTCGTGTGCAAGCGTTTCCCACATGACGACTGGAGCAACATCGCCACGCACCCGGATGGTCAGGTGGTCTTGGTCGCAGTCGCCGTAATCGCCGTCGCGTGCGAGTTCCAGCGTCGCCTTCGGGCCGCAATCGACCGTGTAGACGAACGGGCCGATAGCGACCTGCGTCGGGAAACCGTCAGGCTTCGTCATCAAGCCACCAACTGTCGTCACGCATCAGCGCGTTTTGGCAGCCGATGCTGCACGCCGGGTAGTACCGATCAGTCTCGCTGATGTCGCGACCGCACCACAGGCAGCCGAAATCATCCACGGTTGTCACGCTCATCGCAGCACCTTCAGGTTGTCCCAGCCCTCGTCAGCATTGCAGGTGAACGACACCGTCCCCGTCTTCGTGTGCGCGCCACCGCCCTCCTCAAACCAGCGTGAACCTCCGTCCAACGCCGGAGCCTGCACATAGAAACGCGCATCATCGACCGCGACAAGATGGTGATAGTGGCCCCAGCAAAGCACGGCAGCGTCCCCGGCACGATGCCGTGCCGCCATCTTCCCCTTCAACCACGCCTCCGCTTTCTGCTGCGGCCTACCCGACCCACGGAACTGATGCCCGTGCACGAAGCAGCACACCACCCCAGCGACATCCAGCGTCAGGCTCATGTCGCCATCAGCCAGCACGAACCTGACATGGTCGAACACCGGGTTCGCCGCGAGAATCTCACCGACCTGCTCAAACACCGCAAGATCGTCGTTGTCCTCAAAGGTCGTGTACGCCTTGCCGTTCCGACGGTTCTCGCCATGATTGCCGGGGACCGCGCCGACGACCATCATCGGAACCAGCGGTGCCCATGCCGTCAGCAGCTCCACCAGCATCCGACGCACCAGTTTCACCTGCGTGCGACGGTCAAGACCGGACTGGCCCGTGTTGAAATCCTGCATCGCGTAGTGGTCGTTGCCGCAGTTCTCAATCATGTCGCCCAGCCCGATGACATACAGCCGGTCGATAGGTGTGCCTGCACGCTTCAACTCGCGGATGCGTTCCGGCACCGCGTCGCGGAGACGGAAGAGCCGATCCAGTAGCGCTTCGGGACCGCCGTGGTCTGCCTTGCCTGCCTGCCAGTCCGCGAGGCCGACGACGAGCGCACGGTCGGCACCGGACGGCTGCGCAGGTGTCCGCTTGACCTTCTTGACCTGCGCGATGAGCGCGTCGATGTCCGGGGCGGCAGGCGTTCCGGCAGGTCGGACGGTCGCCCGGTAGTAGTAGAGACGCTGACCGCCGGGGCCGTCCCAAGACCTGACCTGCACCGGCTGGGTGTCGTCCACCTCAAAGGTGTCGGGCAGTCCCAGTTCAGCGATGATGGCAGCCCAGTCCGACGGAGGACGGTCGCCGCCCTGCACGGTCAGGACACCCTTGGCGGTGTCGATGCCCGGTTCCCATCCGGTCGGATGTGACGGGCGCGGTCGGGACGCTTCGGAGACCTCACGCTGCGCCGCGATGAACGGTGTCAGGTCAGCCACGCCGCGTCCTCCGGTAGTGCCCGATCTGATGGTAAGAGACGGTGAATCCCCAGTCGGCAAGAACCTTGGAGATTGCGCGGTCTACGATTCCCGGTTCGTCCATCGCTGCATGGATGAGTTCCCATTGCTCGTCGGTGAGGTCAACAATCTCCCACCAGCCTCTCGTGCCGGGATGAGACACCTGCTTTTGAGCATCACGGAATGCTTGCAGGTCTGCCATCAATCGCCCCTTCGGTCAGGGACGCTGACAGTAGCAGGGTGGTGCGACTCACAAACCAAGCGCAGCCCAAGTCTTCCGACCGATAATCCCGTCCGGGTCAAGACCGGAAGCACGCTGAAACGCAATCGTCCGTGCCCGTGTCGCAGGACCAAACACCCCATCGATGGTCACCCGGCCCAGCGCCGCCTGCGCCTGCGCCACATCCGCACCACGCATCAGAGGGGCCGTCAGACGCAGCGTCCGGCGCACCGGCTTCGGCAGCTCACCACCAACCACACGGGTGATTTCCTCAACGGTCAGCGTCGCAGCAGCACGCCGGTCACACTCCCAATGCGAATGATCGTAATGAGGATTCTGTCCGGTGTACCTGCGACCATCAGGACTCTTCCGCGACCAAATCGTCCGGTCGAAGATGACCGTCTGAATCCCCAGCCGCAAACCGTGCCGACCGATGCGCTCAATCGCGTCGTAACCGCGACGGTCGCCACGCCCATTCACCGGACGAATCATCGCGTCAAGGGCGCGGCCCTCCGCATGAAGCGACAGCGAGGTGCCGCCCCGGACGGGCCTGTAAACATAGATGCCGCCGAAGCGGTAGATGCCCGGATAGTTGGTGTCCAGCCACGACCAAAGCGCACGAAGACCGGGCTGCGGCCCACGACCATCACGGGTCGCACGCTCCCATGTCGCCCAGTTCATCCGCACATCCTCCGGTAGAGCTCTGCCTGCGCGAGCAGCACCTTCATCTTCGGCAGGTCACCTTCCTGACCGCGACGCAAAGCGACACCCGTCACGACGCAATGCGCGCAGGGAATCAAAGCGGCTCGCCGTCAGCGTCGGCCTGATCCCACTCCGGCACCGCAGCGATGTCCCCGGTGTCCGGCAGTTCGATGTAGACCGGCTGGCGTGCAAGGCCAAGGAACCATCCGAACGCAGGGCCACCGACCATCTCAAGGACACGCACGATGGCGTAGTAGATGATGGCGAACCCGGCGGTCAACGCGGCAGTCGCAGCCTCCACATCGATGAACGGCCCGATACGGGTGGCGAGCAGCGCACCGACAATGGTCGGGACAGCGGTACGGACGAAAGATGCCCAAAGGTCAGAGAGACTCATCGGTCGGTTCCTCCTGTTGCGACGGTTGCTTCCAAAGGTTGATGTCTTGCCATGTGCTTGCGCCGACATATGCGGACAGGACGATGCTGATGAGGGCCACACCGCCGACGACCAGTTCCGATGCTATCCCGAAGGTTGCCTCCGAAAGGAAAAAGGCGTAAACACCCACACCGACCATCAGCACACCAAGGATGAATGCTGCGTAGACGAGGATGCGCCGGTATCGCCACGGTGGCAAGTCAGGCACCGGACATCCGATCCAGTTTCGCAGCGACAGCATCGATTTGTGAGGTGAGGTGGGCGAGCCGGTCGGCTTGAGACTCGCCACCGTTCGGCTGGAACTGTGCCTGAATCTCCCCGAGCGCGTTATCGACCGATGCAAACCTGACGGCATTCTGCCGGTCCAGTTCGTCAAGCGCCCGGTGGATGTCGCGAATCTCGTCGGACATGACAGAGGCGACCGCAAGGGTGAAACCTTCGATTGCTGCCTTACCGACCACGATCAGAGAGACGGATGCGGCGAGGATGACGGCAGCGACCTGATACCACGGCATCGGTCAGTCCTCGTTGAACAGGTCGTCCGGTACTTCAACCTCGTACTGTTCGACGATGTTGTTGTTCGGAAGCGATGGGTCGTAGCCGCCGACCCCGTACACGGTAACGGTGTGGATAGCCATTATGCGGACCTCAAAAAGATGCGCGGAGCGTTGTTGCTGATGCTCGTGACACCGGACGGGTCCGGCAAAGCGCCGCTCACACCTGCCCTCAGCCAGTTGCTGGAGTTCGCAGTATTAGTGTAAATACTGTCGGTAGCCAGCCCAGCCAGACCCGGAATGCCCATGACATTATTGCCCAACATGTGGAACGAAGGCTGACCGCCCTGCGCCACTGCCGCCATCCAATACAAACCCTGTGGCAACGCTTCGCTGATAGTGATTTCCTTCGCGCCAGTAGATGAAGAGTCGATAGTTCCTGCATCTAGCAGCAGCGCATCCGGCTTCGGCTCTGTCCCAAGGTCCGAGTAGATGCCGAGCCGAATCGTTGAGCCGCCAACGGCACCCGTCACATACAAACCGATGCGGTCGAAGGTGTTCGTCGTGTGAACCCAAAACGGCATCGTAATCATGCGGTCTTGGGTGCTGGCAACATTAGAGATGCCGCACCATGTCGAATAGTAGTAGCCCGACACATACGAAGGACGGTAATACTCGTACGGCTGCTTGCCGTCCAGCGCCGTCCCGACCGCCGTCGCCATCGCATTCAAATCGGCAGGGACATCAACAGGATCAAGCTCACCCGGAACCGGGATGTTGTACGGAGTCACATTGCTAGGCATCAGACACCTCCACGCAGGATTCTACCCGTCACGGCCCAAGATAGGTCAGCGTCAAACTAGGCAGATACTCCGACACATACACGATGTCGGCATCAACACCCCCGTCATGCCTCACATACAGCCGCACGAAATCACCGCTATCCATGTAGAAAGACGGGGTCGTCACCTGCTGATACACGACCTGCGTCGATTCGACCATCTCCGTCTGTCGTGCAAGGATCGTGCTGTTATTCAGGAGAACCCACACATCAACATCGTTGTTTTCGTTCTCCCATTGGACCGCACCGACCGCCTGATACCAGCCGGGAAGCACCGCAAAGATGGCTTCCGTCCAATAGTCCTCACCGACCTCCGTCTTCACCATGCCGAGCAGGTCGTTCGCGACAGCAGTCCCCCACGAAACCGCCGTATCGGTCGAACCGGTCACAGCAAGGTCGCTGTCCCGGTAGCGCCGCACCGTCACCGTCGAACCGGCCTGCGCCAGCGAATCCACCGCAACCAAATCCTTGCCGTCAGAAAGAAGCAGGACCGTCTGACCCGGCAGAGGACGACCGGCCCCCAAGTACCGCACCTCATCGACCTCGTTCGACAGCAGCTCCTCGTCGATCTCAACACCCGTGTCGATTGTGGTCAGGTACCGGGCGATAACAACACCGGAACCTCCAGCCGCGCCGCTCTTCCCCGAATAGCCACCGCCGCCACCGCCACCCGTGTTCGCCGTCCCGGCACCTGCCGACGAAGAACCATCCGCACCGGCACCGCCGCCACCCTCACCACCGACACCGGGACTCGCGAACGCAGCACCGCCACCACCGGCTGCGTAGTACGCCGCAGTCCCATCGAAATCGGTGAGGAATCCGACACCACCGGCACCACCGGTCGAAACGGTCAGAGTCCTGCCCGTGCCGTAACCGCCCTCACCTCCGGCACCACCACCGCCACCACCTGCCTGCGCGTTCGCCGCAGTACCAGCCGACCCTGCACGCCCACCCTGCGACCCGTACCCGACCGTCGCTGTCGTCGCACCGCCTGTTCCGGCAGACAGGCCGTTCGTCGCACCACCACCACCCGACGCACCATCAGCACCGTCAAGCAGCGCAGACATCCCACCGGCACCACCACCGGCACCACCCGACGCGACAAAAGTGCCCGTCAAGGGAACATCAACGAAAGTGTCGCCGCCAGCACCGCCACGCGCAGCATTGGTAGAAACGATGGTGCCTGCCGTGCCACCAGCACCAATCGTCACAAGGAAATCGGCAGGGCCAGCATCAGGATCGTAAGTCCATTGCAGCGAGGACAGCACCACCTCACCGCCACCGCCACCACCGCCGGTCGTCGCGGTCTTCGCCGCACCACCGCCACCACCACCACCGACCAGCAGGAACTCCAGCTCTGCGTTCACCCCACCGGAAACCGTCAGCGTCCCGTTCGTCGTGTAGGTGTGGGTCGTGTACTCCACCCCGTCAATCGTCGCGGTCCCGACCGTCCCCCCGGACGCGGTGATAGCGGAACCAAGCGATGATGGGCCAGCCTCCGCTTGCGCGTCCGTGACCGTCCCACCGACAAGCACATTGATGGTGTGGTCGGCGTTGACAGACACCACCTCACCGAACCGGGCACGGATAGTCGCAGGCTGCGAGGTGAACTCTTGAGCGATACGGAACAGGTCGCTCATGCCGTGAACTCCTCATCGAACCTGCCATCGATGCGGATGGTGCGTGCGACCGCAGACATGGGCGTGTCCGGGTCAAGCGGAATCGTCAGCCGGTCGATGACGAACGACCGGTCGATGTTCGCCAGCGTGTTCTTCACACGCACATAGTCGTCCGCGTCAAGGGACGGGTCAACGATCTGCGACCAGTTGACATTCTCAACCAGCCCCTTCGTCTGCGTAACCAAACGGTTCGCCGCAGCGGCAGCATCGGACTCGCTGTTCACCGTGCTGCTGGTGTAAAACTGCGGATAAGGGCCGTACGGGCCACGATAGAAAGTGGGACTCTTCGGGTCGTTGTCCCATGCGGTCGCAGAGAAAACCGTGTTGTTCTTCGTACCTTCCCCGGTGACGATGGCACCGTTGTACGACCGTTCGGAGGTCAGGTTGCGTGCGACACCAAGCACCGTCGCTTCGCTGTTCTCCTCGTACACCTCTGCCGGTTCCGTCACGCTGTAATCCTGTGGGCCGCGCAGGACACACACCCCGGACTGGTCGAAGAACAGGCTGTACCCCTTCGATGCTGCGATGCCTTGCGCGTCCTCCCAAGGATCGTTGTCCTCATCCAGCCCAAGCACCGTCCGTGACACCGTGTCCGAAGACTCTTCGATGTTGAGCGGAACATCAGCCCACCGGGAACGCAGCAGGTTGATGATGACATCGTCAAGCGTCTCGCCGTCCTCCGTCCGGTATCGGGCAGCCCACCGGTTCCGTGAGATACGCAGACTCCTGTCCACGCCACGCACCACGACCGTCGCCCCGTCGGCGCTGTCGATGTCCACCTCCGTGATGATGAACGCCCCTTGCGGCACCCATTCCGGCTCCTCAACCTCAATCAGGATGACCGCCCCGAGGTCGGTGTAATCGACGAACGCGGTGTCCAGCGCATCGTAATCGGCGTAGTTGTCTGCCAGCCCCTTGTAAATCTTTGGCACCTGTGTGGATCGGTTGATGAACACGCCACGCCAAATCAGCAGCTCGTTGCCGTACGGGGAAAGCAGCGACAGGTTCACACCCGGCACCACACCGTCCGTGGCAGGCAGCACCACGGTGCAGGTACGGCGATGCGTACGCCGCGCATCGACCTCAACCTCGCCGCCGATAGGGAAGATGTCGGCCTGCTTCACACCGGCACGCCACACCTCAACACGCAACGCCATCTTGTGCGAGCCGCGCACCTTCTCCTTGAAAGCAGCCGACACCGGGTACATCAGACAACGACCCAGCCGACATTCACCGTACGCACAGGATTTGACGAAAGGCCGTCGGTAGACCACGACCGGTCGGTGAACCACACACGCCACGACTCGCCATCGGGCGACTCCACATACACCTCGCCGGACTCGCTGACAGCATCCAGCACCGCAGTCCACTCCGAATCACCGACCGTCGTGATGGTGAAAGAACCCTGCTGCCCGGTCACCCCGGCAGACACCACCACATTCTCGTCACGCCCGATCGGCTGATACACCGTCGCCTGCTCCGCGAAACTCGCCTGATAACCGCCGGTCACCTTGACACCACCGACCGTGTTCCCAAGCGTGTTCACCGGCTTGAACCACCAGCGGTTGTCGTTCACCACGCTGACCGTCGCCGAACCCCAAGTCGAAATCAGGGTGTCGTCCCCACGCACCGCGAGCTGCCGCGCCCGGTAGTACGCCGTACCACCACGCGGCGCAAAGTAATCAAGGAAGGTTGCGGTCCCGGCGGCAGTCCCGGCGCTCTGCTCGTCACCGATAGACGACCATGCCGTCCCATCAAGCGACCGCTGGAACTGGAAAGTACGAGATGAATCCGCAGTACCAATCGCACCGTACGCGGCCTCTGCGCTCACATACCCGTCGTTCAGGCTCTGCGTCGCAGTCACCGTCGGAGTCGCTGGCAGGTCAGGGACCGTCAGCGTGAATGCAGAGGTCGCCCACGGCGACCAAAACGGGTTCAGAGCGATGTCGATACCGGCACGCACATAAGCGTAGTAGTCGCCGTTCTCAAGGCTCACATCGCTTCGTACGGTACGGACAGAGGATGCGACCTCGCCGCTGGCGAACACCGGAGGGAACGAATCCGTGTCGTCCGGGGTGAAACCGGACGCGCCGACCGTCGCAGAGGTGTAGATGCGCGCCTCGTAGTACGACTGGTCGGTGCCGTCCGCTTCAACGAACGACCATGTCAGCGTCGGACGGGGACTGTCCGTGATCGTCCCGGTCGGTGCGCTGACCGTCGCCGTACCCTGCGTCGCAATATCGACATCGGCATAGAGCAGGTAGGTGCGGACACGACGGTTCGCCTTCGTGCCGAGGTCGGTGATGAGCGCCTGCAAAGAGTCGATGTCCGACTGCGACCACACCTGCTGCTCACCGTTCACAGGGAAATAGGAGCCGCTGATTTCGCGTGCGGCAGTCTTCCCTTCAATCTTCGCGGCGGTGTTCCAAACCGAAAGACCGACCGCCTTTTGGAATCCGATCGCATAGGTGGCAAGCGAACGGTTGTCCGGCGCGAACATCCTGAAACGGACACGGACACCACGCACACGCTGATTCGACGCAACCGTCGTCGTACCGAAACTGATGGTGGCGCTCCCGGCCTTCTTGCTATCGGTACGGGTGATGTACCGGGTGTCGTCCACCGCAGTACCGGCGAGGATGTCCACGACAGCAGTACCGGCAGGAGTCGCGGTGAATGCAGCCGCCGACGCAGCGTTCGGACGCAAAGTCACGATAGGCATCAGGCCACCGCCAGCTCACGCGCAAGACGCGCAATCGCATCGTTCATCGACCGGTCAACCGCCAGCCCGACATCGCGCGGCTTCGCATCACCACTGACCGTCACACTCACCTGAATCGCACCCGGCTCAATCGTCACACCCGAACCTTCATCAAGATTGAACAGGCTAGGGAGACGCTCCAGCGGAATGACAGCCTCCGGGCCAGCCTCACCGATCAGCGTCGGATACAGCGGCCCCGTAACGATGCCGCCCTTCGCCAGCGCATTCTCCGGCTGACCCGGATTGACGATGATGGTCTCGCGACGCTCAACGATACTGGTCACCACACGGGTGCCATTCAAGTCTTCAAGCGCTTCCTTGTAGTTGCCGGTGCTTTCGATGAGTTCGTCAATCTCGTCCTTTTGCAACCCGTACGCCTCAAGCGCGCGGCGCAACGGGCCGTTCACGAACTCGTTCAGGGTCGTACCGGCGATGTCGTTGGCGGCATCGGCCTCCAACTGGGCGGCGACCAACTCCAGCAGCGCCTTCTCCCGGTCACGCTCCGACAGCGTCGTGTCAGTCAGCGACTCCTCGTACTGTGCGGTCGCCTTCTCCAAATCCTCTTGCGCGCGAATCGCGTTGAGCTGCGGATTGACCAGCCGCATCTGCGCGTCCAACTGCTGCTCAAGGGCAGAGACATTCCCCCACATCGCCTCCGACAGGAGTTCCTGCTGCGTACGAAGGTTCCCCGACTCGTCTGCGGTGTAGCCGTAGGATCGGGCCAGCGCATCCCAACGGTCAGCCGAAGCAGTCAACCCCTTTTCGGCACCAAGATAACCAAGCAGTTCGCGCGTCAGGTCGTTCGTGACATCGGCACCCTCCTTTCGGATGTCCCTCAAATCAAGAAGAGCCTGCCGGGAATCCTCGTCGCTCAACCTGACGAGTTGCTGCGCGCGGTTCAGCGTGTAAAGGTTGGACCGGTATTCCTCCGACTGCATGATTGCTTCACGCTGCGCGCCGGTCACACCCTCAAGCATCCGACGGTTGCGGTCAAGCGCCTCCGCAGCCTCACGACGCATCCGGGTCGCGACCGCTTCGTCCTCCGCGCCATCGCGAAGCACACCATTCAGACGGAACAGGATTGTCTCCAGCGCCGAAGCCGACGCTCCATACACATCGACCGCACCGGAACCGTCACCAAGAAGAATCTTCGTCGTCTCAAACTGCGACTTGAGCGCATCCAGTTGACCTGCCGTGCTTCGCGAATACTCTGCGAACGCCTGATCGGTGATACCGGCAGCCTCTGCACTCTCCTCAAACAGGGCGATGTTCGCCTCCATCGAATCGCCCAGCATCGTGTTCAGGAAGGACAGCGCCTCAACACGCCCGGTGATTTCCGCAAACGCCGCAGAGCTACCACCGGTCGCATCTTCGATTTGCGTGAGGACCGACGAGAGGCCACCGGGACCGGCAAGATCGGCACGCAGCCCTGCCGAGGTCAGCCCATACTTGGCAAGCGCCTCCTCCGCTTCCTTCGACGGCTGCAACAGCCCGACAAGGAACGACCGCAACTGTGTCGTGGACTCCGCAGCGCTGACACCTGCACGGGTGAGCGCAGCCATCGACGCAGACACATCCTCAAACCGCAGCCCCATCGACGCTGCAATCGGGATGACCTGACCCATTGTCGCAGCCATGTCGGCTGCCTCTGCCTTACCGTCACGCACCGCCTTGAGCAGCGTGTCGGTCGCATCCGCAGCGTTGATGTTCTCCGTCCCATACGCATTCAGGACAGAGGTCAGCAGGTCAGCGACCGTCTCCGTCTCGCCCATGCCGATAGCGGCAGCCTTCGCAGAGGACTGCACGACCTCCATCGCGGCAGCACCCTCAAGGCCAGCCGACGCGACGAAGTAGTACGCCTCCGCGAGTTGCTGCGGCCCGACCAGCAGGTCTGACATCCCAAGCAGGCTCGCGCCGATGTCGTCCGCTGCTTCCTGCGACAACCCGATTTGGGTCGTCAGGTTCATCAGCGTCTTCTCAAAACGCAGCGCCTCGTCCGCTGCCGCCTTGAACCCACGGAACACCGCACCGATAGCGGCAGAGGCCACAGCAGACTTGGCTGCGAACGCCGCCATCTTGGCAGAGGTCTTGCCGAACGCAGCCTCAACACCCTTGCTATCGCCAAGCAGACGAATCAGGAAGGTGCGACCACCAGCCATCAGCGCAACCCTGTCCCTCGTAGACCAATGTCAATCACGGTGGCCTTCTTCTGCTCCACCCTTGCGATACGCAGCGCCCTATCAACCGCCCTGCCATATTCCGCGTCGATAAGCTTGGAGTTGGAGCGTACCGTCGGAAAGAAGAAATACCCGTCGCGGCCCTTGTGAGGACGGAACTGGGTGGTGTAGCCACCGCCGAATGTCCTGCCGTCCGCATACGACCGGGCCGGAGTCTTCTCCCCCTTGCCGTACTTGCCGCCACCGAACTCCGTACCGAACCACACATCAATGATCTTGGCCTTCGCCCTCGCACTACGCCGCGCATTAGGGCGTGACTTGGAGACGAACCCACGGCTGTTCGACACACGAATCGTCGGGACACGGTCAGGCTTCGCATACAGGCCGGTCGCGACACGGAGCTCCTGAATCGTCCTCGCGTTTTGCTTGGCCTTCGTCACCAGCATCTTCGCGATAGCGATAGAGCCTTTACGCAGTTCGGCATTGACGACCGGCCCGAACCGGTTCATGTCCTTCAGGAATCCATAGATTCCCGGCATCGCCCTATCGAACGACCTTGGCTGCTGCGCCATCCGTGCGCTCCTTGACGGGCGCAGGATACAGGTCGGTGACCGGGTCCAATCCGAAACGCTCCGCGACCATCAGGTGCAGACGGCTGATGGTCCGATCGTTCGCCGCCGCAGCCAGCACATTCTGCACCGCCAACTCACGATGCTCCTCGCAATACTGCCACCCCTCATGGATGACCACACACCCGTCGCACGCCTCCACCTCCGCACGACCGAACGGCAGACGACGGCGACGCTTGAACTCCGACGGGTGGATTGCCAAACCGGAATCGACCGGGTTCGTCTCCTCCGCACGCTGACGGCGACGAGGCCGCGCCACCGTCGGACGCAGCAGCCCAAGCCACTCCGCATACGGCGAACGCGACCCGACACATTCGGGGAACGAACCGTGAAGGTCACGGCAGCCACACAGCACACCATCACGCAGCACCCAGCCGTCGGTCAGGGGCACCCGTTCACCCCTGACCATGACGGAGGTCGCGACCTTCGACATCAGTTCTTGTCCGGGTTGATGACGAAACGAATGGGGTCGTAGCGGAGCAGAGCATCGACCCCGGAGATGAGCGTGTCGATTTCCGTCGTGTCGTCCCGGAGGATTGCGTCCATCAACGCATCCTCCCCGATGAGATAGGCGATGAACTCGTTCGCGTCGCAGTACCAATGCAGGTCTTCCCAGCGATCGATGCTGATGTCGGCCTGCCGGTCCATGCCCCACTCGAACACGGCGACCTTGATGTCGTGGTAGAGCTGGACGATTTGCTCTCGCTGGATGCTGGTCGTATCCATCTTGCCGTCTCCTGTGTCGGTCCTGCCGTCGGCCCCTTGCCGATAGGAGGATTGAAGCACAGGTCGGACCCTAATGTCAAGTAGGCTGACGAGCCGATTTGGGGCCGGAAACGGGCATCTAGCGCCGACGGCGGCGCTTCCCATTCTCCCTCGCCTGCTCCCGACGGCGCGCCCGGTCATTCAGGTACGCCACCACCGCGGTCAGCAGGTGTTCGTCAGCCATCAACTCCGACGGCTGGATGCCCGTCTCAACCGCGACCGACGCAATCAGCCATGTCGTTGACTGCTTGTCTATAAAGGGCGTTCGGTGTTCGCAATCAGGTCGGCATCGACCACATCGTCAAGCCACTCGTTGAACGGCTTCGGCCCCTCACCCGAAGCCTTGTGCGCCATCCAAGCGAGAAGATAGATGTCCTCACGCCGGGACTCTGCGAACGCCTTGGTCAGCCCAGTACCGCGCTGACGCTCAAAGTCCACCTCAACCTTGGGCGTGATCGGATACTCGGCTGACCTTCCATCGGAGAACTCAACGGCTGCGCGCAGTCTTGCCATCAATCATTCTCCTCAAGCAGTCGTGCCGCGAGTCAGCACACCATCGACAGGCCAAGTGACATCGACCGTCGCCAGCTCACCGACAGCGCCGCCCCATCCCCAAGAGGTGATGAGGACATTGCCGGTGTACTTCGGGTTGGTCGCGGAGATGGCAGTTCCGGCGGCAGCAAGGTAGATGGATGCGGTCCCACCGACGAGCGGCGAGATGGTCGCATCGACCGAAGCGGCAGCCCAGTCGGTGTGGAACGACAGCGAAACCGACTCGTCCTTCAGTCCACCGACACGGGTACGCCCGGTCTGCCCGAACGCGGTCGTCTCGACCTCGTCCACGCTGCTCTCATAGGTCACGCTGGCAATGTGGTCTGACAGGTCAACACCGCCGACCTTGACAATCGCGTCCGTAAGCACGACACGCGCCATGTTCAGTCCTCCTCACCCGGCTCAACCGGGTCGTTCTCTCTGACAGCCTTCGGCTTGTGAGCCGGTGCGAGGTGACCGGCGGTCACCAGCGCGTCAATGTTACAGCCTGCGAGGTCGTCGTCCGTCAGGACCGTGCCGACAGGCCAGTCAAGACGCTCCGAAATGACAGTCCAGCTCATCCTCCCCAAACCTCCACGGTGAAATCAAGACCAAGATAAGGAATCTCAAGGGTATCCGTCATCGCATAGTTGGTGACCGTGGTGACCCGGCAGGTGTCGACCTTGCCGCCCAGCGTCCGGTCGCCCTCAATAGCAGCCTTCACGGAGGACGACCCGGACGGTGCGACATAGGCATCCAACTGTGTCTGTGCGGAACGCGCATCGGCACGCGCGACGATCAGCGTCACCGTCATGGTGTACTGGTGCAGGCCGTTGCGGTTGTTCAGGTCGTAGGTGATTGCTTCCGGGCCGATGACGGCGATGGGTGGGTTCAACTGTTCCGGCAGGGTCGCGGAGACACGCAGCCCGGAGATGGTGGCGAGCCGTGTCGCTAGCCCGTTGCGGATTTCGGTGAGGGTCGCCATCAGAGGTAGGCGCGGAGACGGTACGGAGCGAGCAGCGCCTCAACATCCGGGTCGATGTAGCGCGACACCCTGACCGGCCCAAGGTCACCGAATCCCATGACACCAAGCGGAGCGTCCAGCCGCTTGAACAGCCGTGCGGCCTGCATGATGGTCGCGCTGTTCACCGCCGCCGGGACCGCAGGCCACCCGTAGGTTGCCGACACCCGGACGGTGGCCTGACCGGCGAACACCGACATGGGCCAGTAGCCCTCTTGGATCGGACGGAGCCGGTTGATGGGATACGCCAGCCCGTCCACATACTGATTGACCGGTTCGGTCTGCCAGTTCGCGCTGCCAAGGACCGTCGCGAAGGTGCCGTCGCAGTTGTCGTCCAACCGCACCTCAACGATGGCGGTCGCGTCGTCGATGTAGAGCGGCGCATACATGGAGGTCGGCGCGTAATCCTTGGTGGCGGTTCCCGACGCGGTCCCGAAGGTCCGTGAGCAGTACCCATCGACCCATGCGGACGCAGAGGTCAGCGCCGCATTCAACTGGGTGTCGTCAACAGCGTCGGCGATGTTCAACGCCGCCTTCAGCTCTTGAAGGGTCGCATAGGTAGCCACGGTCAACCTCCGGCAGGCGGCATCGTACCGGAGCGCGTCCTATACCACGCAGGCGGCATCCCGATGAACACCTCGTCAGGCAGACCTTCGGCAGTCTCAATCAGGTCGGTGCCGTCGAACCATCGGCCCTGCGCCGCGAACGGCACCACATCGATATCGGCAAACTCCCGGTGGGCGAACGAGTCGCGCTTGGCGACCTGTTGCTCCGTGCCACCCATCCAAGAGAAATGCCAGCCGCCCTTGACCGACGGCATCGAAGCACGGATGTCTCGCAGCCCGTTCCAATCCTTATGTTCCATCACGCTCCACGGCCCACCGATGGAACCTCGCCACCGTGCAGGCCATTGCCAATACACAGAGAACAGCCGGAAATCCATGCTCGCTGCTGCGATCCGCTCCTGCCACACCTTCAGGCAGGACGGCGACCAAATCTCGTCCACATCGGAGAAGACGACTACATCGTCTGCGCCAGCCAGCCCGGAAACGGCGTGCTTGATTGCGTGACGCTGGTCGCGTTCCAGCACCCAAGCGTTCGGGTGGGGGCGCTGCTGATGCTTCACCCAAACGATGTCGTCCCACCACGGCGCGAGACGGTCACGATGCTCACCCAGCCGCCAAGTCTTGAACAGCCCCGAATGCGTCAGGTCTGATTCGACGACGACGAACACATCGACGAACGGGTCAAGCATCCGCAGCCGCAACTCCAACGCATCAATCTCGCTGTACCACATCACACCGTCAATCACCATGCCTGCCTCACCAGCCTTTGTCTCAACGACACCGGGCACGGCCCCCCGTTGAACGGCTGCTCATAAAGGTCGCCGCTGCGAGGATGATTGCCCCATTTCAGGACGAAGTAGTCGCCGTTGTCTACGAAGGTCTGACCGTTCCGCAACGCGAGACGCGCATCCGAATGGATCGTGGACGAGGTGTCGTGCAGCGTCTTGGACGGCAGGTGCCGTTCGACGATGCCTGCAAGATGCAGGCGACGCTCATAGTCGCGGTCCTCAAAATACATTGGTACGAAATGCTCGTCGAACCAGCCGACCCGGTCAACGACCTCCGTGTCCAAAGCGAACGCCCCGTACTCAAACAGGGTCGCGAAGCCTCCGTGGTCAGCCATGTCATCGACAAGCATCGCAAGGTCGCCCGGTGCGAACACGATGTCGGCGTTGACGATGAGCCACCACGGTCCTGCCGGACGCGATCGGATGACGAAGTTCCATGAGCCGCCGCAGCCCAAGTTGAAACCGGGACGGCACCACAGCACCGACAGCACATTCGGATTCATGGTGATTGCATCTTGCATCACCGGAACGATGTCGTCCTCCGGGCCGTTGACCACCACCACCAGCTCACGAACCGGATGGTCGATGGACCGCACCATGCGTGCGGCAAGGTCGGCACGGTTCAGGATGGGAACACCCAGCACCGGAATCATGCGAGCAGCACCTGCTCAATGATGTCGGAGACGCTGTACTGCGGTCGCCAGCCAATCGACATCGCCTTGCTCGCGTCCGGGTACTTGTCGGGAGCCTCACGGAACGCACCGCCATGCAGCGAAATCGGGTCCACGATGGCGACCTCGTCGCCAGTCTGATCGACCCACAGGTCAGCAAGTTCCAGCATCGTCACCACATTGTCCGGGTTGCCGATGTTCCAAATGCCGACATCGCCTTCCTCGCGGACAACACGCATCCCTTCAACAACATCGAACACGGAGGTCATGGCGCGGCGCTGCGTCCCCGGCTCATACACCGTGATCGGTTCGCCACGAAGATGCTGCTGCTTCCAGCGTGCCAGCACGAAACCGCCCTCGGGACGCTGACGCGGCCCTGCCACATTGAACGGACGGATGATGCGAACATCGACATCCGTGTTGTACGCCATCACCTCCGCAGCGAGTTTCGCCGTCTGATACTCGCCCCGTGCCGAATACCACGACGACACGAGCATCGGCATCAACTCGTCGCACAGCCCGTCAGCTCCGCCGCCATACACCTCCGATGTGGACACGAGAATGAGCGGACAGTCCGACTGCTGCGCGTACCGGATAGCAGCCTGCGTCCCGGCGATGACCTGCCCGGTGATACGACCGGCCTGCTCAATCACACCGACCGGGCCGACCGGCGACGCAAGATGCCAAACCGCATTTAGCCGTCCGAGGTCGCTTCCCAACGCAGAGATGTCGTGCCGCAGCACATCCACACCGGCAGGCGGCTTGTAGGTCGCCTTGCCGCGCCCATCATCGACGATGACGACAGGCTCACCGTCAGCGACAAGCGAATCGACCAGCCACGATCCGATGAAACCAAGACCACCCGTCACAAGATTCACGCCATCTCCTTCAGCAGAGGCTTCCATGACTGCTTGAACACCCGGTCAGCGTTGTACTCACCGGCCTTCGACACCGCAGCCTGCGAACGCACCTTCCCCTTGCTGTACGCATCCTCCAGCGCATCGACAATCGACTGCACCCGTGGGGTGAACAGGAATCCCAACTGGGTCGGGTTCCACTCCGGCTGACCATCGACCTTGTAACAGTCCGCACTCACCAACTCCGGCTGCGCCGAAAAGTCAGAGACGATGGTGCGAGTACCACACGCCATCGCCTCAATCACCGGGATACCGAAACCTTCACCGCCCGACGCGGCAAGCAGCACATCGGCCTGACTGTAAAGACGCGCCAGCGCATTCTCATCGAAGCCGCCCATCCGGTAGGTGTACTGTGCAGGCCACGACAGACGATCCGACGGCAGCCCGACTGCCTGCGCCAACATCATCAGGTCAATCCCGGCAGGACATTGCGCCTCCGTGTGCAAGTACGCCCGGACATCCTCATGCTTCTTCATGAACACCGACAGGGCCAGCAGGTTCTCGCTCCACCTCTTGCGGTTCGGATGGACACCCTTGTTCGCAGCGTTCATCATCACCACGAAAGTGTCGTCAGGGAACTGCATCAGGTTCCCATGATCCTTCCGGTAGTGGAACACATCCTCAATCGTGTGAGGGATGTAGGTCGATTCGATGTCCTTGCGCGCCAACTGCTCCTGCCCGTACTTGGACATCGCGATAGGCCGGACATTCGGACGGGCACACCATGACGCGACCGCGTTCGTGACCGGCATATGGTCGATAGGCACCCACGAGATGATGGAGCGCGGCAGCTCTGCAAGACGAGGGTTCGTCAGCACCCAAACATCGTAGAGAGTGACCAGCGTCGTCCCGATGTCGGGATGATGCGCGGCCCAGTCCTCGTAGTGACCGACGATGACATCCTGCGAATAGCCGTCGTAGCCTCGCGGATAGATCGGGATGTTTTGACCGTACGGGGAAGGCCACGCGCTTGTCGTGCCTTCGGTGCCCCAGTTGGATGCGACCGCGACCGGGTGGCCTGCCTTCGCCATCCGTGAGACGACGGTCTTCGTTTGCGAGCCGTAGCCCGTCGGTGCCGTCGGATTGTTCGACCACCACAGGATCGCAGGAGAGCGCACAGGAACCTCCGGCGCAGGGTCGCAGGTGCCGGGGAGTGGACCCTGCGCTGTCCACCCCCCGGCGGTCGTGCTAGATGTTACGCAGTACCACCGACAAAGTACTTGACCGCGTCGTCGATTGGCAGGACGGAGTCCAGCCGGATGCTCGCACGCCAAGTAATCGTGTCCGTCGCGAACCCGTAGTCGTCCGACCTCGCGATCTCAAGACCGCCAGCGGTACGAACATAGAACGCGGAGAAGTCACCGAACAGGACGCTCTTCGCGTTGACTGCGGTGTCCACCATCGCCGGGTTCTGAATGACGCGGTAGCCGAGCAGCGTCTCTGCGCCACCGACAACCGGGTTGTAGACGAACGCCCCACCTCCGTCCTGAATCGCACGGAGCTGGCCCAGCGTCTTCCGGTTCAGCATGAAGCCCACCCCCGGCCTACGGGCGTACGCGGCATCAATACTGTGGGCCAACGAGATGAGTGCCGCCGCCGTGAAGGCACCCGACACACCCGTGCCGCCGGTCACACCAAGCGAAGCATTCGGGACGATGCCGCGAGGCTCAACCGTGCCGGTACCAAGCGTGACGACAGAGTTGATGGCAGTACCAAGCGCGACACCAATCTGACGGGCAAGGAACGCCTGCACATCCACGCCTGCGTCCTCAAGAAGCTCGCGGCTGGTGCTGACGAGAGTTCCATACTTGAACGCCGAAATCGTCACGGAGTCCGTGGTCGGGTTCGACGCAGTGAACACAGCGCCCTCCGCAGTCGCAGTCGCCTGCGAGAACGCGGTCTGACGCGGCATCTTGATCGGGGCAGCACCGTCGGTACGGAGAATCGTGAACACACCCGGCTCAAGAGCAGGTCCGGTCGTGATCAGCTCCGACTCCACCATGCCCCAAAAGTCCTGCGGCACGACGGCAGCATCGGTGCTGGTCGTCATCTGACGCTTCTCAAAGGTGTACTCGCGAATCTCGCCGCGCGCCATCGCACGGAGAATGTCCGCGTCACTCTGACGCTCCTCACGGACGACCGGGCCGTCGGAGAGACGCTGCTCCGCAGCGCGAGCCTCGCGCGCGAAGTCGGCCTCAAGACGCTCAATCGTCGCGTTGCGTGCGTCGATGTCCTCGTTGATGCGGTCGTAGGTCTGCTGCTCGTCGGCAGTCAGGTCACGGCCCTCCGTGAAAGCGGTGTCAAGGAGACCCTTGGCCTGCTCCCACGCATTCTGCCGCAGCTCATACTGCCGCTTGATGAAATCGTTCATGGGCTGTCGCCCTCCTCTGATCGGGTTGGGTGCCGCCCCGGACGAGCCGGTGTATCCCGTGGGTAGGGCGTATCAGCATGAAGATGGTAACAGGTAATCGTGGGAGTGATGTTAAAACTCCGACGGGGTCCATGTGCCGGAGGGTTCGTCCCACATCCAGTCGCCTTCGGGCATCGGGGTGGGGGTCAGCCGCCGATGAGTGCGAGGGCTTCCTGTTCGGTCAGACCCAGCGCCTGCAACTTGGCAAGAGCCGCCTCGCGCGGGTCAGGCTTCGGAGTGTAAGCCTCGACCTCATCTGCGGTGAGAGGACGTGAAGACTCGACGGTGCCGTCCCGTTCGATGGTGAAGGTGGCTGCGTCAAGGTCGATGACCT